ATCCGCGCGCTGGTCTTCGCCTTGAACTCCGGGTCGGCGTGGAGCGCCTTCATCCGCGCGCTGGCAGCCTTCGAGACCTTCGCCTTGAACTCCGGGTCGGCGTGGAGCGCCTTCATCCGCGCGCTGGCATTCGCCTTGAACTCCGGGTCGGCGTGGAGCGCCTTCATCCGCGCCTTGAACTCCGGGTCGGCGTTGAGCGCCTTCATCCGCGCGCTGGCATTCGCCTTGAACTCCGGGTCGGCGTGGAGCGCCTTCATCCGCGCGCTGGCAGCCTTCGAGACCTTCGCCTTGAACTCCGGGTCGGCGTTGAGCGCCTTCATCCGCGCGGCCGCGCGAGCCCGTGCGGCGTCAGACCAACGGGCGCCGTCTTCTTCAGTTGACGCTAGCGAGACGACGCGCCCGCGTCGTGACGGCGGCTTCGGTGGCTTCACCAGATCGCGCAGGCTCATTTCGCCACCCTCCTCGCGAGCCTCACAGGCGCCGCATGGACCGCCATCGCTCGCCGGATGGTCGCCCCCACGTCCGTCGCCGCCGCGCCCGTGATCGGCCGATCCAGCAGGTGCGACCTCATCCGCCGCATGGAGCGATACAGGGCCTCCTGGCGCTCTGCCAGCCTCGCGCAGCGCGGGTCGCGCGCGGTGCAGGGCGCCGGATCGGGCGGGCCGTGGTAGGCGCCGCCGCTCCACGTGTCGAGCGACAGCAGCCGCTCCTCCTCGCGGAGCCACGCGAGCATGGCCTTCATTCGCCGTGCTCCCAGCGGAGGTAGGCCGCCAGCGCCCACGCGCCGCCCGTCGAGATGCCCGCCAGCGCGAGGAGCATCCCGGCCGAGCGCAGGTTCAGGAACTCGGCCACCAGCAGGCCGGCGAGGACCAGCGCGAACGCGACCCCGCGCAGGATCGGGCACAGCTCGCCCGCGGTCATCAGTAGGCCCCCAGCGCTTCGGCGTCCCGCGCGTGGCAGCGCAGCACGTAGTCGATGGCCGCCGTCACCATCCGCTTGCCGATCTCCGTGCAGCGCGCGTCGAAGGTGTCGAGCCCGTGCGCGTTCATCGCGTCGCCGAGGTCGACGTAGATGCCCGTCACCATGTAGTCCGACTCGCAGAACGGCTCGGCGCGGTGCGCGGGCGACCAGGTGGCGTAGAGCTTGGCCGCGACCTCGCCGCGGTGCGGGTCGGCCAGCAGCCCCTCGTAGCCGGTCTCGTCCAGCCACTCGCGCAGGACCGACCGCGCGGCGCAGGCGCGGCGCCAGCGCTCCTCCTCCTGCACCGACCAGCCACGCTCGGCGGCGCCCCGGGCCATCGCCTCCGGGATGAAAGCGATCTCGGCGGGCGACAGCTTGCCGCCCTGCTCGTCCAGCGCGTCGAAGTCACGCTCGCGGGCGGCGATTTCGTCCTGCGGGATGGGGTGGTCCATGACGGGCTCCGTGGGGGTGATGGAGCCACATTGTAGGCGCACCTAATCGAATGTCAATAGGGGTGCCTAAAATAATTCCGTCAGGGACTGCCGGTAGTTGTCCGGGCTATGCCTTCTTCGAGACCTTGTAGGGGTCGGCCTTCGATGGCTTCGGGTTGGCCATGAGCAGCCCGCGCGCGGCGCCGAGCAGCGCCTTCTGGGAGTCGGGCGGCAGGTTCCGGTAGATGGACACCAACTCACCCTCGTCCGGGCCGGCGACCGCCATTCGGTAGGGCGCGCCCCGGCCGCTGGAAAGCCAGGCCGGGTCGGCGTTTAACGCCTCCGAAAGCCGCATCAGGGTGGCGCCCTTGACGGTCTTGGTGTCACCGGACTCGATGAGCCATAGGGACGGGGGCTTGATGCCGATCCTCCGCGCCAGCTCCGACTGCGTGAGCCCCGCGGCCTCGCGCAACATCTTCACCCGCCCGCCAATTCCCATCCGCACATTGTCCGCCTGATTATTTTTGGCCCGCCTATTGACTTCCGTGTAGGTGTGCCTAAAAATGTGCGGCATGAACATCGAGCAAGCCATCGAGCATTTCGGGTCGCAGTCGGCGCTCGCCCGCGCTTTGGGCATCGAGCCCCCCTCCGTTGCGGAATGGAAGGTGAAGGGGCGCATCCCCCCGCTGCGGCAGTTCCAGATCGAGTCGGTGACGGGCGGCAAGCTCAAGGCCGACCAGCCGCAGGCGAGCGCCGCGTGACGATCTCCTCCACCTGCGCCTCGCTCCACTTGGCGGGCTGCGGGTTCGCCCGGGCTTCGGTCCGGGCCCTTTCTTCGCTGTCCATGCCGGCCATCGTCCCCGCGTGCTGCCGCACCCGCCGCCGAAACTTTCGGAGGGCTTCGGAATGACCCCCCAGCCGCTCTTCTACGACTCCCCCGAGGACGCCCTGCGCGAGGTGGTCCACGCGCTCGGCGGCAACAAGGCGGCCGGCGCGATGCTGCGCCCGGAGCTCTCCGCGGACGAGGCCGGGAAGTGGGTCTCGGACTGCCTGAACCCGGACCGCGCGCAGACCTTCCGCCCGGGCCATGTGCTGCTCCTCCTGCGCAAGGGCCGCGAGATCGGCTGCCACGCGGCGGCGAACCACCTCATGCGCGAGGCCGGCTACGCGGACCCGGTGCCCGTCGAGCCAGAGGACGAGAAGGCCCGCCTTGAGCGTGAGTTCATCGCGGCCGCGAAGTCGCTCCAGTCGATGGCCGAGCGCCTCCAGCGGATCGGTGTTCGGGTGGCGGCGTGATGCGCAAGGCCCGCACCGAGGCGCGCTGCCTCACCCCGCTGGAGGTGGTGGGCGCGCGATCCGTCTACCGGCAGGCGTTCGCATGGGCGCCGGCTGGATTCGACGCCTACCTTATCCCGGGAAAGCGCGACCTGTCCTTCCGGGCGGTGAAGCCAGCCGAGGGCGCGAAGAAGGCCCGCGCAGTCGTGGCGAGAGGGGCGATCCCGCTCGGCCGGTTCACGAAGGAATGCCCGTCGCGAGACTTCGTGGACATCCTCGACGACGCGCTCTTCGACCTCATGAACGGGAGGGCGACCGCATGAAGACCGCCGTCCACCCGAACTCCATCGCCGCCTACCACTCAGGCGCGGCCACGATCTCCCGCCGCGCGCAGGCGGTGCTCGACTGGGTCCGCGAGCACGGGCGCGCGACCGACCGGCAGGTGATGGCCGGGCTGGGCTTCCGCGAGCCCAATGCGGTCAGGCCCCGCATCACGGAATGCGTCGACCTCGGGCTCCTGCGCGAGGTCGGATCAACGCGCTGCGAGGTCACCGGGAAGACCGTCCGCGTGGTCGATGTTCCGCGCGGCCCTGAGCAGGGGAGCCTCTTCTCGTGAAGGAGTTGCCGATCCGCGTCGCCACGCTCACGCCCGCCGAGATCGCGGAATGGTCGCGCTTCGAGGCCCAGCAGCGGCCCGGCGTCGACCTGGTGAACTGCCTCCACTGCCTGAACCGCTCCGGCTCGCGCTGCATGGCACTGAATCACGGGCATGTGCCGCTCGAGCTGAATCATCGCTGCGCTCACTACCGCGCGAGGCGCGCCGCATGATCCCGGAGAAGCTCTGCATCTTCTGCGCTCACTTCAAGTGGGAGCACGAATACATCGGCGGCTACGGCAGCGAGGATACGGGCCCGATGATGGCCGGCGGGCTCGCGGAGTGCTCGAAGGGCTACGCGCTTGGGGATGACGGCGGAAGCGCGATGCCGTGGGACGAAAGCGAATACCGCGCCGCGATCCTCAAGGGCGAGGGCTGCAAGGACTACCAGCAGGTCGAACTCCCGCCACGGAAGGGCGCCGCGTGAGCTACCGCAACGAGCCAGCGCCTACGCCGATCCTCCGCCTCATCACGCGGGCAGAGAGCTTCTTCGGATTTTCGCCGGAGCTGACGGCCAGAGAGTTTTACGCCCAATGGCCGCGACGCCTGCTGTTTTGCGCCATTCTCGTCGCCATCGGTGCGCTCATCGGGATCATGCCGTGAGCTACCGCAACGCGATCCACGACATCGCGCCAGGGTCGCTGTGGGCCTGCGAGAGCGGCTTTGTGCGGGTGATGGTGGCCGCGGCCGGTCACGTCTCATTCGGCGGGATGGTAATGCACGAGCGCGCCTTCCGTGCCGCCTACGCACCGCTCTACGACCGCGCCGCCATCCGCCAGCAGTTCACCATGAGCCTCGCGAACCTCGGAGAGTTCCGCGTCTACTGGCTCCCCAGCCTGCGCCGGATCGTGGTGCGCAGCGTCTCGTGCCGGCGCCAGTTCCGCGTTCCCGAGGACGCCATTCTCGTGGGCACCTATTCGGACGCGTGCCCGCCGGCCGACTTCTTCGCCGCGCTCGACGAGATCATCGTGCGCTGGCATGGCGAGCGCGAGCACGGGAGGGCGAGGGCATGATCCGCCTCCTCCACGGAGACTGCATCGAGCGGCTGCGCGAGCTGCCGGAGGAGAGCGTGCATATGTGCGTTACCTCGCCGCCCTACTACGGCCTGCGCGACTACGGGGTGGCTGGGCAGATCGGCCTCGAGCCGACGCTGGACGAATACCTCGCCAAGATGGTCGAGGTGTTCCGCGAAGTCAGGCGGGTGCTGCGCTCCGATGGGACGCTGTGGCTCAACTTGGGGGCGTCTTACGCTTCCGGTGGAATACCTGCCAGCCAGTCTCTCCTGCGCGTGCGTGATCCTGCATGTGGCACCGATGACACAGGACTTCCAAGTTCTCAAGGCGTTGATCGTGCTTGTCCCGATTCTTGTGGTGGACCCCAAGACGAGACGCAGAGCCATCATGGCCACAACGCTCACAGCGCCCAATCCGTTTCACAAGCCGGCCTGCAGATGACGCAGACAGGCCGAGATACCGCGCCTCTGGGTTCCGGCCAATCATCGCCGCCGATTTCTCTGCTCGGCGCTCTTTCGTCCACCACGCCCGCATCGCCTTTGCGTGGCCTGGGCGGCGCTTGCCGCGAAGATGCGGCTTCGGAACCCCCGTCAGAGCAGCCGACATCGCAGCCTTGTGTTCCGGGGTCCGGTCATACGTCGGCTTGCACTTGCGGCAAGCCGAAGACGAGGCAGCCATTGGCCCCCCGCACAAAGGGCACGGAATCTTTCTTCTCGGCATGTGATCGCTCCGACTGTGATGGGGTTGGTCGCTGTGGCTTTTGCTTCGTTAGTTTAACCATAGCGTCCCTCGACATCAAGGCGAAAGATTTGCTTGGCGTGCCATGGATGGTCGCAATGGCGCTTCAAGCCGATGGCTGGTATCTCCGCAGCGAGATCATCTGGCACAAGAAGTCCGCGATGCCCGAGAGCGTGCGCGACCGGCCGACGAAGGCGCACGAGCACATCTTCTTGCTGGCCAAGAGCGATCGCTACTTCTATGACGCAGAGGCCGCGAGCGAGCCGGTGGCCGGCGACCCGGATCACCCTCGAAACCGATGGGACACGCGCGACGAGGAGATCCCCGGGCAGAAGCCGCAGAAGCGCACCTCGCGCAGCGGCAACAAGGAGCGCAAGCCCGCGAGCGCACGAGGCGTGCCGGTGGAAGCCGACGGCTCCACGAACGGCGCCGTGGCCGGCTCGATCCCGTGGGAAGGCTCGACGAGGAACTGGCGTGACGTTTGGCACCTCGGCCCCGAGCCGTGCAAGGAGGCTCACTTCGCAACCTTCCCGACCGAGATCCCGCGACGTGCCATCGTCGCCGGGACCAGCGAGAAGGGCTGCTGCCCGAGCTGCGGGGCGGGGTGGGTTCGGAGAGAGGAAGTCGTGGGGCGGCAGGTGACGGACGCCATGCGCTACGCAGGCGGAAACTCGGACGGTGAATACCACGGCGAGGCCCGCAAGGACTTCGACGGTTCTGGCGTGCAGAACGCGAGCGACACCAAGCGCCGGATCTTGGAGCGCATGTCACAGGTGCGCGAACACTCGTGGGCGCAGGGCTGTTCCTGCCCCCCCGCCGACCCCGTTCCAGCTACCATCCTCGACCCCTTCCTCGGCTCCGGCACGACGGCGCTGGTGGCCGACAGGCTCCAGCGCGACTGCATCGGCATAGAGCTCAACAGCGAGTACGCAGCGATGGCCGAGCGGCGCATCCGCGGTGACGCGCCCCTGTTCGCGGAGGTGGCGTGATCCAGCGCTCGATCATGGCGCTCGACCTCGGCACGCGCACTGGCTGGGCCCTCCTGCGCGCCGACGGCAAGGTGGAGAGCGGGCACGCCCACTTCCCCGTGAAGCCAGGCGAAGGGCAGGGCGCCCGCTACGTGAAGTTCCGGCGCTGGCTGGTCGACATGAAGCAGGAGCATGCGGACCTCACGGACCTGGTCTACGAGCAGGTGATGGGGCACGGCGCGTTCCAGGTCATCTCGGCCCACGTCTACGGCGGGATGCTCGCCACCCTCCAAGCGTTCGGCGAGCACCACCAGCTCACGTACCGCGGCATCGGCGTCTCCACCATCAAGAAGCAGTTCGCCGGCCACGGCAAGGCCTCGAAAACGGACGTGATCCGCCAATGCGAGGCCCTCGGCTTCCGCCCGGCCTCCGACAACGAGGCCGACGCGATCGCGCTCCTTCACGTGGCGACCAACCGCTGCCCGATCCTCACCATGACCGGCGCAACCCCGAAGAAGGGCGCCCGCAAGACCCGACCCATGCCCGAGCTGCAGCCGGGCGAAACCCCGTTCTAGGAAGGCGCGCACCAGTGAACTACTACCGCCGCTACGTCGGTGACTACCTCCGCGACACCTCACGCCTGACGCTGCTGGAGCACGGTGCGTACACGCTCATGCTCGACTACTACTACAGCGACGAGCGCCCACTGCCGTCGAGCAGGGAAGAGATCTACCTCCTCGTGCGGGCCATGACGCCAGCCGACAGGAAGGCGGTCGACAAGGTGCTCGCCATCTACTTCACCGAGCGGGCCGACGGCTGGCACCAGTCCCGCGTCGATGAGGAGATCGAGCGCGCGCACGACGCATCCGAGACGGCGAAGATGGCGGGCGCTAAGGGTGCGCAATCGCGGTGGGGAAAGCGTCCGCCACCCGTAGACGATGGCGGACCCTATGGCGGAAGTCATGGCGGAGGCTATGGCGAACCCCATAGCGGAGGCGATGGCGGACAGCATGGCGGCATCGATGGCGAATCGATGGCGGGCTCGATGGCAACGCGCGCGGGCGATCCAACCACCAACCACCAACCACCACCCGCCAACCTCCAACCACCAGACCTGCTAACACCATCACCGAAACCGGGTAGGGGAGAGGCGCGCGCTTCGCGCTTGCCGCCCGCCTGGAGCCCCGCCCCGGATCCCGTGACCCACGGCCTGCCCGAGGCCCGCATCGCCTCCGAGCTCGACAAGTTCCGGGACTACTGGCACGCGAAGGCCGGCAAGGACGCGACGAAGCGCGACTGGCAGGCCACGTGGCGCAACTGGGTGCGCAAGGCCATCGAGACCGACGCCACCGCAAGGCGCGCCGCGCCGCGCACCGATCCGACCGCGATGGACCTTCTGCTGGGGAACTCCGATGCTCGACACTGACCGCGACGAGCTGCGCAAGGCGCTCACCTCGGCGCTGGGGATGTACGACCGCGACATCACCGACGACGCCCTCGACACGTGGATGAGCGCTCTGCGGTACTACCCCATCGAGCGCGTGAGGAACGCCATCAAGGCGCACATGGAAAGCGCCGATGACGGCAAGCGCGCCCCCCGTCCCGTGGACATCTGGCGCAGGCTCTCCAGCGGCAGCGGGAAATCCACCACATGCGCCGCCGCAACGCTCGCGGCTGGCAGGTGCCAGTACCCCGGCGTGTTCTCCGATGCGACGGACGGATCGGGGCAGTGGTGGTGCCCGTGGCATCGCGAGACGCGCATCGGACCGCAGGCCGATCGCTACATCGAGGCCTCGAAGTCCGTGCCCTACGAGGAGGCCGCGAGGCAGCGCGTTGCCAGGATGGGAGTGGAGGCGAACGACAACCCCTACGTGAAGGCGCTGCGCGAGCGCATGGCGTCCCACGGGCGCAAGCGCACGGACCAAGCCAGCGACCGCGAGCCCGGCCAGGACGACGAGGACCTCGCGGCATGAGCTCACGCCTGCGCTGCCTGCGCCCGCCCCTAGCGCCAGCCCCGGCAGCCACCGGGTGGAAGCCAGACGCCATCCGCGGATCCCGCCACCAGCGCGGATACGGCGCCGCGTGGGACCGCACCCGCCAGCGCATCCTCAAGCGCGACGAGGGCTTATGCCAGCCGTGCCTCGCCGAGGGCAGGACCAGCCCCGGCGTGCAGGTCGACCACATCCTCCCGAAGGCGAGAGGCGGCGACGACTCCGACACCAACCTTCAGGCCATCTGCGAGGCGTGCCACAAGGCGAAGACCGCGCGCGAAAGCCGGGGGGGTGGGTCGAAATGAAAAACGGCCTTCCGACAAGGACCGCTATCTCGCCCCATCCGTAGCTTTTTTCTCACCCGATAGGATTTCCAAATGGCAAAGCGCAACGGACGCCCCCCTCACCAACCGACGAAGAATCTTCGGATGCGGGTGTCGATCGCGGCCGGCGCCGGGATGCCGCACGAGGAGATCGCGCTCGCGGTGGGTATTTCCACGCCGACCTTGCGCAAGCACTACGCGGCCGAGCTGTCGACCGAGGCAGCGAAGCGTCGGCTGGAGAATTTCGCCTCGCTCTTCGCGTCGGCTCAGGGTGGGAACGTGAGCGCGCAGAAGGCCTACGCTGCGGCGCGCATGGCTCCTGCTGCGCCGGATCCCGAGCCCGACCCGCTTCCCGCCGGCGTGCCCGCGGGCAAGAAGGCGCAGCAGGCGGCTGACGCGAAGGTGGCCCAGGTCGGCACCGAGTGGGAGGAACTCCTGAAGCGGCCCGGTGCGCCCGGTGTGCAGTGAGCGGATGGGACCTGTCCTGTCCTGACTGGGAGGCGCGGCTCCGATCCGGTAGGCCGCCGATCCGCGACGACCTGCCGCTCTTCACTGAGGAGGCCGAGCGGGCGGTAGCGATCTTCAAGAAGCTGCGCCTGGCCGACGTTCCCGGCACGCCCACGATGGCCGAGGCCGGCGACGAGTGGATCTTCGCGATCGTTCGCGCGCTCTTCGGGTCGCTGGACCCGATGACGAAGGCGCGGATGATCCGCGAGCTCTTCCTGCTGGTCCCGAAGAAAAATTCGAAGACGACTTACGGGGCGTTGATCATGGTGACGGCGCTCCTGCTGAACGAGCGCCCGAGCGCGCCGTTCATCATGACCGCGCCGGTGCAGGACGTGGCCGAGCTCGCCTACGAGGCGGCGCGCGGGGCGATCGGCCTCGACCCAGTGCTCGAGAAGAAATTCCACGTCCGCGACCACCTGAAGACGATCATCCACCGGGAGACGAAGGCGGCGCTGGAGATCATGACCTTCGACCCGAGCGTGCTGACGGGGCAGAAGGCGGCCGGCGTGCTGATCGACGAGCTGCACGTGGTGGCGAAGATGGCGAAGGCCTCGAGCGCGATCCGGCAGCTGCGAGGCGGGACGCTGCCTTTCCCGGAGGCCTTCCTCGCGTTCATCACGACGCAGAGCGAGGAGGCGCCGACTGGCGTCTTCCGCTCGGAGCTGCTGAAGGCCCGCCGGATCCGTGATGGCGAGCAGCGCGGGGCGATGCTGCCGGTGCTCTACGAGTTCCCGGAGGCGATGCAGAAGGACCGCGACGCGTGGCGCGACCCGAAGAACTGGCCGATGGTGACGCCGAACGCGGGGCGCTCCATCACGATCGCGCGGCTGGTCGAGGATTACGAGACGGCCGCCGCATCCGGCGATGACGAGCTGCGCGGGTGGGCCTCGCAACACCTCAACATCGAGATCGGGCTGGCGCTGCGGAGCGACCGCTGGGCTGGCGCGGACTTCTGGGAGGGATGCGCGCGGGACGGGCTCGATCTCGACGAGGTGCTCGAGCGCTCCGAGGTGGTCGTGGCGGGGATCGACGGGGGAGGGCTGGACGACCTGCTGGGGCTCGCGGTGGTTGGCCGGGACCGCGAGACGCGCGAGTGGCTGCACTGGGGCCGCGCCTGGGCGCATCCGATCGTGCTCGAGCGCCGGAAGAGCGAGGCGGCGCGGTTCCGTGACTTCGAGGCGGATGGCGACCTGGTGCTCACCGAGGAGATGGGCGACGCGGAGGCCGAGCTCGCGGGCTACGTGAAGCGCTGCTGGGACGCGGGGCTGCTCCACCAGGTGGGCGCCGACCCCTACGGCGTGGGGACGATCCTCGACGCGATCGTGGCGGCCGGCGTGCCGCGGGCTGTGGAGTCTCCGGCGCGCGAGGTGGTGGTGGGCGTCTCGCAGGGGTGGAAGCTGGGGGCTGCGATCAAGACCGCCGAGCGTGCGCTCGCGGCTGGGACGCTGGTGCACGCGGGCTCGCCGCTCATGGCGTGGTGCGTGGGCAATGCGCGGGTCGAGCCGAAGGGGAACGCGATCCTGATCACGAAGCAGGCATCGGGGACGGCGAAGATCGACCCGCTGATGGCGCTCTTCAACGCGGTGGCGCTGATGTCCCTGAACCCGCAGCCGCCGAAGGAGCCCTCCTTCCAGTTCTTCGCGGTGTAGCGCTTAAAAATAGGCGGCGCTGCGGCCTAGTCTGCGGCGCATGAAAACGCACCGCGCCTACTCGGTCTTCTCGGTCAAGTCGATCGACGAGGACTCGCGCACGCTGGAAGGGGTGGCGACCACGCCGGCCCCCGACCGCATGGGCGACGTTGTGGAGCCGGAGGGCGCGCAGTTCTCGCTCCCGCTGCCGCTCCTGTGGCAGCACGACTCCTCGAAGCCGATCGGCCATGTGCTCGCCGCGAAGGTGACGCCCGAGGGCATCACCGTGCGCGCGCAGATCACGAAGATCGACGAGCCCGGCGCCCTGAAGGATCGACTCGACGAGGCTTGGCAGTCGCTCAAGGCCGGACTCGTGCGCGGCTTCTCGATCGGCTTCCGCGCGATCGAGTCGGCGCGGATCAAGGACACGTGGAGCGAGCACTTCCTGAAGTGGGACTGGCTCGAGCTCTCCTGCGTGACGATCCCGGCCAACGCCGAGGCGTCCATCACCTCCATCAAGTCCGCCGACCAACTTCTGCGCGCCGCGTCCGGCGCGCGCGGCCGTGCGGTCGTTCACCTCTCGCCCGGCGCTTCGGGTTCCCCCAAAACCACCCCGAAAGGACCGGAAATGAAGACCATCGCCGAACAGATCGCCGCCCTCGAAGCCAAGCGCGCCGCGAGCGCCGCCCGCCGCGAGGAGATCCAGAAGAAGGCCATCGACGAAGGCCGCACGAAGGACGAGGCCGAGCGCGAGGAGTTCTCGACCCTCTCCGACGAGATCAAGGCCATCGACGACGAGCTCGTGGACCTGCGCCTCATGGAGTCGACCGCCGTCTCGAAGGCGGCCGTCATCACCCGCGCCGTGGCCGCCGACCCGGCCGCCGCCGCCGCCGCGCGCAGCCCGCAGTCGGGCAACGTGATCAGCGTCTCGCGCAACGTGCCGAAGGGCATCGCCTTCGCGCGCTACGTGAAGGCGCAGATCCTCGGCCATGGCAACCCGATGCTCGCGCACATGTACGCGAAGCAGAACCCGCAGTGGATGTCCGAGACGCCGGAGGTCGAGGCGTACCTGAAGACCGCCGTCGGCGGCGGCACGACCACGACCTCGGGCTGGGCCTCCGAGTGGGTCGACAACCAGACGCTCGTGAACGAGTTCATCGAGCTGCTGCGCCCGGCGACCGTGATCGGCAAGCTCACCGGGATGCGCCGCGTGCCGTTCAACATCCGGGTCGCCGGCCAGGACAGCGGCGCGACCGCCTACTGGGCGGGGCAGGGCAAGGCGATCCCGGTGTCGAAGCTCAACTCGATCGAGGTGACCCTCGGCATCGCGAAGGCGACCGGCCTGGTGGTGCTCACCGAGGAGCTGGTGCGCAGCTCCGAGCCATCGGCCGAGATGAAGGTCCGCGACGACCTGATCGCCACGATCACCGAGTTCACCGACCGCCGCTTCCTCGACCCGAACTACGCCGAGGTCTCGAACGTATCGCCCGCCTCGATCACGAACGGCGTGACGCCGCTCACCCCGACCGGCACGGCGCTCTCGCACCTGCGCGCCGACATCCAGACGCTCTTCAAGTCGTTCATCAACAACAACGACAACCCGACGAGCGCGACCTGGATCATGGACACCGGCATGGCGCTCGCGATCTCGATGATGCAGAACGCCCTCGGCCAGAACGAGTTCCCGGACCTCACGATCAACGGCGGAACGTTCGCCGGCCTGCCGTGCGTGGTTTCGAACTCCGCAAACATCCTCGGCTCGCCGGACTCGGGCCGGATGATCATCCTCGCCAAGACCTCGGACATCTTCTTCGCCGACGACGGCGGGGTGGCGATCGACGCGAGCCGCGAGGCCTCGATCGAGATGACCGACACGCCGACGGGCGACGCTGCCGCCGGCACCGCGGGCACCACGTCGCTGGTCTCGATGTATCAGTCCAACAGCGTGGCGGTGCGCGCCGTGCGCTTCATCAACTGGAAGAAGGCGCGCTCGACCGCGGTCGCGTTCATCCGCGACGCGGCCTACGTCGCCTAAGCTGGGCCAGTAGCAACCCCGCGGGGCGGTGCGGTTCGCGCTAGAGCCGCCCGCCCCGCAGTCACGATAGGGAGGCAGCGTCATGCCGGAAGTGGTCGCGAAGGTGGCGCAGGAGTACGCGCACCGCAGGATCGAGCCTGGCGAGCGGTTCCACGTGGATCCGAAGCACGTCGGGATCCTCGCGGCCATCGGCCGGATCGAGCCCCTGGAGGCCCCGGCGAAGGACATGCACGCGGCGCCGGCCGACCGCTACCGCACGCGCGACATGGCGGCCGAGCGTCCGAAGGGGCCGAAGAAGACGCGCAACCGGCAACCCATCCTCTCGAAGGCCCGCTAGATGCGCCTCTTCGGGCTGGAGATCACGCGAGCGAAGCGCAAGGCCGTCTCCTCCCTCGGCGGCGAGCGGGGCTGGTTCAGTGTCATCCGCGAGAGCTTCACTGGCGCCTGGCAGCAGGTGGTCGAGGTTGACCCGCCGAAGAACGTCCTCGCCTTCTCCGCGGTCTTCTCGTGCGTCACTGGCATCGCCGGCGACATCGCGAAGCTGCGGCTGCGGATCGTCGAGGAGGATGACGACCACATCTTCACCGAGGTGCCCCGCAACACCCCGCAGGCGGCCGTCCTGCGCCGCCCGAACCACTACCAGACGCCCTACCAGTTCGTCCTCTGCTGGGTCATCTCGAAGCTGCTCTGGGGCAACACCTACGCGCTCAAGCGCCGGGACGGGCGCGGCGTGGTGGTGGCGCTCTACCTGCTCGACCCGCAGCGCGTGACGCCGCTGGTGACGGAGAGCGGCGACATCTACTACCGGCTGGCCGCCGACAACCTCGCCGGGTTCCCGGATGGGGTGACGGTGCCGGCCTCCGAGATCATTCACGACCTGATGTGCCCGCTCTGGCACCCTCTGGTCGGGGTCTCGCCGATCTACGCCTGCGGCATGAGCGCCACGATGGGGAACCGCATCCAGGCGAACTCGGCGACCTTCTTCGGGAACATGAGCGCTCCATCCGGGATGCTCTCCGCACCGGCGACGATCCAGGAGGAGACCGCGAATCGCCTGAAGCGCACGTTCGAGGAGAACTTCGGCGGCAAGAACATGGGCCGGCTCTTCGTGGCCGGCGACGGGCTGGAGTTCAAGGGGTTCGCAATGGCGCCGGTCGACGCGCAGCTGATCGAGCAGCTCAAGTGGTCGGTCGAGGACGTGGCGCGCGCGTTCCACTATCCGCTCTACAAGCTGGGCGGCCCGGTGCCGAACGGCGCCTCGATCGAGTCGCTGAACCAGGGCTACTACTCCGAGTGCCTGCAGACGCTGATCGAGCCGATGGAGGCGGTGCTCGACCACGGGCTGGGGATCTCGGCGCCGCGCTACGTGGAGGCGGACCTCGAGGGCCTGCTGCGGATGGACGCGCTGGCGCGCGCCGAGGTGGAGGAGCGGCTGGTGAAGGGGATCAAGGCGCCCAACGAGTCGCGCCGCGTCTTCAACCTCCCGCCGGTTCCGGGCGGCAAGTACCCGTACCTGCAGCAGCAGAACTACTCGCTCGAGGCGCTCGCCAAGCGCGATGCCCGCGCGGACCCATTCGAGACCGCGAAGCCGGCCGCGCCGCCCGCGCCGCCGGAGGCCGCCAACGATGACGAGATGGACCTCGAGGCGGCGAAGAGTCTGATCGCCGACATCGCGAAGGAGTGCCTGCCGTGCGAATGACGAAGGACGAGTTGCGCGACATCATCGCCCCGCTGATCGAGCGGTTCCGGGCCTACGTGGACAAGCGGGTGGGCGAGGTGCCTGCCGGCCCGGCTGGCAGGGACGGGCAGGACGGGCTCCCCGGCAAGGACGGCGCCCCGGGGCCGCAGGGCGAGCGCGGAGAGGCGGGGCAGGCCGGCGCCGAGGGTGCACCCGGCAAGGACGGCCGCGACGGGGCGGACGGCAAAGACGGCGCCCCCGGCCGCGACGCGCTCCAGCTCGAGATCCTGCCGGCCATCGACGAGGCGAAGAGCTACCCGCGCGGCACCTACGCGCGGCACGCTGGCGGGCTCTGGCGCGCTTTCGAGGGCACGGCGGGCATGAAGGGCTGGGAGTGCATCGTCGACGGCGTGGCGGGCTTCCAGTTCGCGCCGGATGCGGAGGATTCGCGGGTGCTCTCGGTGTCGCTCGCGCTCTCCAGCGGCAAGGCCTCCGAGATCACCCTGCGGCTGCCGACCACCCGCTACCGCGGCGTCTACCGTGACGGCGAGGGCTACGACCTGGGCGACATGGCGACCTGGGGCGGATCGGTGTGGCACTGCAACGAGGCCACGCGAGAGCAGCCCGGCACGTCGCCGGCCTGGACGCTCGCGGTGAAGCGTGGGCGGGATGGCAAGGACGGCGGCAGCGGCACGCCGGCGCCCCGCGGCCCGGTGAGGACTGGCTGATGCGCTACGTCCTCGAGCGGGTATCCGGGCCCGACACCGAGCCGGTGACGCTCGCGGAGGCGAAGCGGCACCTGCGCGAGTTCGATGGCGTCACGGACAACGACGCCGACATCACGGCGCTGATCCAGGGCGCGCGGGAGTGGGTGGAGGAGTTCACCGGCCGGGCGCTGTTCGAGCAGCAGTGGCGGCTCACCATCGGCGACCAGGTGCTGGTCGATACCGTATCGCAGCCCGCGCGCTACTGCGCGCCGCGCGAGACCCTCGGGACCGAGATCTACCTGCGGAAGTCGCCGGCGCTCGCCATCGTGTCCTTCGTGTCGGTCGACGCAGCTGGGGTCGAGACCGCGGTCGACGCGGACAGTTACGCGCTGCGCGAGGCGTCCTCCCGCTGGCCGCGCGTGGTGGCGCTGAACGGGGCCAACTGGTCGACGGGCGTCTACAAGATCGTGTTCCGGGCGGGCTACGCCGACACGGTTTCGAGCCCGGCGCAGGACGCGAGCGTGATCCCGGAGCGCTACAAGCAGGCGATGAAGCTCTGGATCGAGGCGATGTACGATCGCGACGAGCGGATGATGGAGACGCTCCTCAAGACGGCCGAGGGGCTGATCCGGGGCGAGCGGGTCGAGCTGGGCTTCGCGTGATCCTCGAGCGGATCGCCGGGCAGCGCTTCTCGCGCGTGCTCCCCTTGTGGGTCGACTATCCGGTGGCGCTGCTCGCCGGCGGCCCGTCCCTCACGCCCGAGCACTTCGAGATGGTCGGCGAGGCGCGCAAGGCCGACCGCCTGCGCGTGATCGCGATCAACGATTCCTACCTCCTCGCGCCGTGGGCCGACCTGCACTACGCGGCCGACGCGAAGTGGCACCGCTGGCACGACGCCGGCATCGACAAGCCGGCGCTGCGCCTATCGGCTGCCGAGGTGCGCGGGCGGTGGCACGCCTTCCCCGGGCAGAAGTGCACCATCCAGAACTGCGGCGGGCTCACGGTCGACGACTCGGTGCACGTGTTGCGGAACCGCGACTTCCCCGAGCATGGCGACCGAATCTCCACCGACCGCGGGGCGCTTGCCACGGGCCGGAACTCGGGCTTCCAGGCGTTGAACCTCGCGATCCTCGCGGGCTCGCGGCGGATCCTGCTCCTCGGCTTCGACGCGAAGAACGGGCCCGGAGGCCTGCCGCACTGGCACGGGGATCACCCGGTGCCGTCGCCTCCTGCCGCCTTCGCGGAGTTCCTGCGGGCGTTCAGCGCGGCCGCGCGGGACATCGAGGCGGCGGGCGTCTCGGTGGTGAACTGCTCAGCCGACAGCGCGATCGACACCTGGCCGAAGATGACGCTCGCGGAGGCGCTGGGGTGAGCTCCCCGCTACGCATCCGGGGCGGCTCCGGCCTCGGGGACGCGCTTTACCTGCGACCGATCTGCGAGCACCTCGCGCGGTCGCGGAAGGTCACCGTGATGTCGAACTTCGGCGACGTGTTCCTCGATTCCGGGGTGGACGTCGAGCCGTTCCGCCGGGATCGCGTGGACATGGTGGCGCACTACGTGGGCGGCAAGCACAACCCGACGACGACCATCTGGCAGGACATCTGCGCGCACGCGGGCGTGAACGTGCCGCTCGCCTTCGAGTGGCATCCGCGGAACAAGCGGCTGATCCGCCGTCTCGAGCAGGACGCGGCCGGGCGCCCCATCGTGCTGGTCCACGGTGGGCGCGAGCCGATGGGCCGGCGCGACGGCTTCGGGATCGAGCTGCTCCCGCACGAGCACGCCTTCGGCGCGGTGGTCGGCGCGCTGGGCGAGTGCTTCAAGGTCCGCGTGGGCCGCGGGGACGTGATCTACAACTTCCCGTGCGACCTCGATCTCGTGAATCAGACCTCGGTCGCGGACGTGCTCGACATCGCCTGGGCGAGCGCGGGCATCGTGTCGATGTGCGGGTTCCCGCTCCCGCTGGCCGAGGCGCTCGACAAGCCGGCGCTCTTCGTGTGGTCCTCGCGCGGGCTGGGCTCGGCGCACGTCTTCATCCACTCCGTCACGCCCGCGAAGATGTTGACGAAGGCGAGCTCGCGCTACGTGCTGGACAGCGAGCCGGTGGAGGTATTGCGCGAGGCGGCGCGCTCGTTCCGGGACTGGATCTCGTGCGCTTCGTGACTTTCGACGAAGTGCGCGAGCGGTTCCGTGGCCGGTCGGTCGCCGTGGTCGGGAGCGGCCCTTCGGTGCTGCTGAACGCCCCCGGCTTCGTCGACTCGCGCGACGTGGTGGTGCGCGTGAATAACCACAAGGTCGGCGGCGCGGCGGGCATACGGACGGACGTGCACTACTCCTTCTACGGGACCAGCATCCGGCCGACGGCGGCGGACCTTTCGCGCGAGGGCGTGCGGCTGTGCATGTGCAAGCTGCCGAACTCGAAGCCGATCACGTCAGAGTGGCACGAGCGCGGCGGTCGGCTGGAGGGCGTCGACTACCGCTACATCTACCGGCTGCGCGAGGCGTGGTGGTTCTGCGACACCTTCATCCCGGACGATGCGCGGTTCCTGGCGAAGTTCGATCTGCTCGGGCGCCACCAGCCGACGACCGGCTTCGCGGCGATCCTCGACGTGCTGGAGTGCGAGCCGGCGAGCGTCTACCTGACCGGCTTCGACTTCTTCACCTCGGGCGTGCACAACGTGAACGAGCGCTGGGCGGCCCGCAATCCAGACGACCCGATCCGCCACCGGCCGGACCTTGAGCGCGAGTGGGTCGCGCGCAACGCGGCGCGGTTCACGTTCGACCCGACGATGGCAGAGATGATGGGGAGGGCCGCATGGCCGAGTGGTCTCTGAACGACGAGAAGCTCATGTACGAGCGCTTCTGGGCGCTCCTGAACGACCACGAGCTGATGGAGGTCTTCAGGCGCTACGGGCCTTCGGCGTTTCGGCGCTCCTCGGTGCTGGAGGGGCTGGAGCCATTCATCGCCGAGCAGGAGTTCGGCGGGCGCGCGTGCGTCGAGATCGGCACGCTGAAGGGCCTGACGGCCATCATCCTCTCGCGCTACTTCGACCGCGTGATCACGATCGACATCGTGGACGACCCACTCAAGCACGAGATCGCGGCCTCGCTGGGCATCAGGAACATCGAGTTCCACACGGTCGCGGACAACGCGGAGAAGGCGCGGCTGATCGAGTCGCTGGAGTTCGACGGGGCCTACGTGGACGGCGATCACGCGCGCGACACGGAGAGCGACTTTGCGCTGGTGCGGCGCTGCGGGCGGGTGCTCTTTCACGAGCATTGGCCGGCGCAGCCGGCGGTGGTGGCCTTGTGCGGTCGTCTCGGCGGCGTGGTGACGCGCGGTAAGTTCGCGCTCTGGACTCGCGGCGCTGCTTAAAAAGGCGCGCGGCAACGGCTGACACTTCGGAGCGACCCCGAGCGCTCAGGAGATCACCGACATGGCAGCCATCGACCTTTTCAAGCCCGCCGGCGGGCGCGATTCCCCGGAGAACCTCGCGGTTCACGGCTGGGATCAACCAGCCTCGATCTTCCAGACGGTCACGCCGAACGACTCGACCGACCTCACCTACGTGACGCGCGGCCTCTACATCGGCGGCGCCGGGAACGTGGGCGTGTACGACATCGCCGGGAACTACTACCTGTTCTGCGGCGTTCCGGCCGGCACGATCCTCCCGATCCGAGTGTCCCGCGTGCTGCTCACGCAGCCTGGTTCGCCAGCGACCGCCGCGACGACCGCGACTCACATCATCGCGCTGGTGTAGCGCACGTGAAGCTCGGCATCGGACTCGGGATCCCGTCCTGCGGCCGGCTCCCGTTCAGCCCCCTGGAGCTCGACCCCTCCGCGTGGTTCCGCCGTGGCGACTGGACGGTGACGGGCTCGGGAATCAGCCAATGGAACGATTCTAGCGGGAATGGTCGGCATCTGCTGCAAGGGACGGACGCTGCTCGGCCCGCTGGTCAGTCCGATGGCTCGGTGTTGTTCAACGGGACGAGCCACTTCCTCAAGTGCGCGCCCTTCACGCTGAACCAGCCGACTTGGGTCGTGATAGCGGTTAAGCAGGTGAGTTGGACGGCCTTCGATTACTTCTGTGACGGCAATACCGGAGACTCGGCAATCATTCGACAGGTGACGGCCACGCCACAGGTCGGAATTTATGCTGGCACGTCGCTTGGCAATGTGTCGCTCACGCTGTCGTCGCTCGGAGTGATCGCGGCGGTATTCAATGGCGCGTCCTCAAGCGTGCGGCTAAATAATGGCTCGCCGGTATCCGGTAACGCTGGGGCGGGGAACCCCGGTGGCTTCACGCTGGGCGCCGCCGGAAACGCCGGGAACCCCTCCAACATCCAAGTCTACGAAACCGTCATCTTCCCCATCGCGCCGAGTGCGGCGCAGGAGGATCAAATGGTGCGCTACATGGGCGGCATCGCGGGGCTGTCCCTGTGATCGGTCGGTGAGCGCATGGACAGGCTGATCCGGCGCTTTGACGCGGAGGAAGACGGCGACCTCATGCTCTGCGAGCATCGCGGGGTCGCCTACCAGCGCGACATGACGAAGGGCCGGATCGAGTACGGCGCGGCCTACCTCGCGAACTACGACGCCTACGCTCGCGGCCCGCTCTCCGACGCGATCAACGCCGGGCGCGTGGAGCTGCTGAAGCGGCACGCGAAGGAGGGCGCATCCGTTCTCGACGTGGGCGCGGCCTCCGGCATCTTCGTGCGCCGCGCGGCAAGCGAGGGCTTCGGCGCGAAGGGCTTCGACGTGATCCCGCAGGCGGTCGCGCGACTGAAGCGCGACGAGCTCTACGCGAGCGACTTCTCAGCCTTCGACGCGATCACGATGTGGGACTCCATCGAGCACATGGACGAGCCGGAGACCGCGCTGAAGGACGTGCGCAAGGGCGCGCACCTGTTCGTCTCGGTGCCGATCTTCGAGGACATCCGCCGCGTGCGCGAGTCGAAGCACTACAAGCCCGGCGAGCACCTCTACTACTGGACGGCGCAGGGCTTCATCGACTACATGGCCCTCTACGGCTTCCTGCTGCTGGAGCAATCGACGCACGAGACCGACGCCGGCCGGGAGTCGATCGGCGCGTTCGCCTTCGTGCGCGACATCCCCGACTGGGCCGACCACATCGAGCTCTACAAGGACATGCACGCGACCCGCTACTACGGCGCGTCCGCGACCGAGCTGCACCTACGGACGGCGGCGAACATCGTCCGCGCCGTGAAGCCGAAATCGATCCTCGACTACGGCTGCGGCCGGTCGGACCTGGTGGCCCACTTCTGGCTCGACGGCGAGCGGCGCATCGCGCGCTACGACCCGGCGATCCGCCACGCGCGCCGGATGCCGGAGGGAGCCTTCGATCTCGTGTTCGTGTGCGACGTGATGGAGCATATCCCGATGGAGGCGGTCGATCGGGTGCTGAAGCAGATTCGCGACAAGAGCGAGTCGGCCTTCTTCACGATCTCGACCAAGCTGGCGCGGGCGAAGCTCCCCGATGGACGCAATTCGCACGTCACCATCCTGCGGCATTCCGAATGGGTGCGCTGGCTCAAGGAGGTGTTCCGCAAGGTCGAGATCCAGCCGGAGACCACTGAGCACGAGCTGGTGCTGCTCGCGGGCCCGCGCGCCATCGCGCTGCGGAGGGCCGCATGAAGTACCGCCGGCAGGTGTCCTTCGAGCGCCGGACGACGATCACCGGGACGCACGGACCGGAGCCGGGCCCGTGGGAGCCGGTGGTCGCGCAGGACGGGAGCCCGGCCATCGCAGAACGCTGGTGGGCCGAGGTGCAGGACGTGCTGCCGTCGCGCTCCGAGTCGGTCCGACAGGGACTCGCCCAGGCGCGCAACCAGGTGCGGCTGCGGATGCGCTGGCGCGACGACCTCGACTCCACGATGCGGGTCACGGTGCACGGCGACACGGGCGGGGACGTGGTCTACCAGATCGTCGGAGGCCCGGCGGAAATCGGCGGCCGGAAGCGCGGGCTGGAGTTCGTGCTGGAGCGCTACTCCTCGAGCGGGGGCGCGTCGTGACCGATACCGTCTACGTCAAGGGGCTTGCGGAACTCCAGAAGTTCCTCGACCAGTTGCCGGCGAAGATCGAGAAGAACATCATGCGCTCGGCGCTTCGGGCAGGCGCGAAAGTGATCCTCGAGGAGGCGCGCGCCCGCGTGCCGGTGTCGACGCCGAACGCCAAGAATCAGCGCCTCTACGGGGCCTACTCCGGCGCGCTGCGCGACAGCCTTCGCGTGACGACCCGCTACTCGCGCGGCAAGATCACGGCCTCGGTGAAGGCTGGCGGCGTCACGAAGCGCGGCGCCGACGTGTTCTACGCGCAGTGGGTCGAGTACGGCACGCGGCCCCACGTCATTACCGCGCGCAACAAGGGATACCTCTCCTTCGCTGGCGGGGCTTACAAGGCCGTGAACCACCCCGGCGCGCAACCGCGCCCGTTCTTGCGCCCGGCGATGGACACGCGGTCCCACGAGGCGGTGATCGCCGTCGGCCGGCAGATCAAAGCGCGCCTGACGAAGGCCGGGATCGACACCGAGGAAGTCACGATCGGAGCCGATGACCTATGAGCGGCGTCGCCGTCATCCGTCAGCTCCTCGCCACGAGCGCGTCCCTGACCGCGCAGGTGCCGGCCGGGCGCATCATCGCCGGGATCATCCCGCAGAAAACGGCGCTCCCGGCCATCGGCGTGACGGAGATCAGCAGCGTCGAGCACCTCACCGTGTCGATGGCTGAGTCGAGCCGCTTCAAGACCGAGCGCGTGCAGGTGACGGTGCACGCCTCCAACTATTCCTCGAAGAAGGCCATTCTCGCCCTGGTGCGCGCCGCGTGCGCGAACCGCTCCGGGACGGTGAACTTCGTGAAGGTCGACTCGATCCTGCCCGCGGGCGATGGCCCGGACCTCGACGACGAGGCCGCGGTGATCTTCGAGCAGTCGAGCGACTTCATCGTGAAGTGGTCGACCTGATCCAGTCTCCTGCTGTGCCAGCGCCCATTGGCCCGCCTCGCGCGGGCCTCTTTTTGTCAGGAGCAGACGCTTAAAAATAAGCACGCCACGGGTCTACCTTTCCCTCGCGCAATCGGGCCGCTTTCGGCCCGTCTCCTCTCCGGGAAAGGACACCGAACATGGCCGAAGGAACGATTCTCCAGACGATGGCGGGGGCGAAGCTCTACGTCTCCGCGGAACTTCCCGCCACCTACGATGCCAGCGGCTACGCCGACACGGGCATCGACTGGACCGAGGTCGGCGAGATCGAGGACCACGGCGGCCACGGCGTGACCGCGAACATCCCGACGTTCACCGCGGTCGACGACGCGATCGTGCAGAAGTTCAAGGGCTCGAAGAACTACGGCACGAAGTCGCTGGTGGTCGGGAACCTTCCGAGCGATGCCGGCCAGGACCTCCTCGCCGCCGCCGCCGAGTCGAACAACCGCTACTCGGTGAAGATCGAGTACGCGCTGCGCCAGGGCGAATCGACCGGCGAGAAGCACTACCTCGACGTGCTGGTGAACTCCTTCGCCTACGCCGACGGCCCGGTGGACTCGATCCGCAAGATCAACGTCGGGCTGGAGATCTGCCGCAAGCCGGTGATCGTGGCCGGGGCCTGACCGGAGACGCCTGATCCATGAGCGACATCCGCAAGCACGCAGTCGAGCAGACCAGCCGCCTTCACCTCCGCAACGCCGCCGACGAGCCGATGTACGCCGACGGCGAGGACGGCAACCCGGACCCGAGCAAGCCGATGGTGGCGGTGCTCTACGGGCCGGGCTCGCGCCAGTACGCGAAGGCCGCGGCCGCGCGGAACAACCGGCTGGTCGACGCCCTGAAGAAAAAGGGCAAGACCGAGAAGAGCGCCGAAGAGCAGACGCGCGAGACGGCGGACTTCCTCTCCGCCTGCACGCACTCGCTGGAGCACGTCGACTACGACGGGCTGCAGGGCGAGGCGCTCTTCCGCGCGGTCTACTCGGACACGTCCATCGGGTTCATCGCCGAGCAGGTGGGCAAGCACATCGGCGAGTGGGGCAATTTCAAGAAGGCGTCCTCGACGAGCTGAAGCTCTACGTCCGGCAGTCGGCATGGCTCGCCGCCACGCCGGGGGCGCCGAAGAAGAAGGACGAGCAGGACAGGCGCTGCCGGCTGAAGCGCCTGCAGGACAGGGGAAGCGAGCCGGAACTACCCCCCGTCGAGCTGGGCCACCTGGTCGACTACCTCTTCGAGGTCGGCCCGGTGATGCAGGGAGGCTTCGGCCCGGTCGCACTGACCCACGGCGAGCTGCGGGCCTGGCAGGACAACGTGGGGCTCGAGCTGCAACCGTGGGAGTGCCGCGCCTTGATCCAGCTGTCGAAAGCCTACTGCGCCGAGTTCGCCGCCGCGAGTGATCCGGCCGCGCCTGCGCCGTGGGTCGCCCCCGATGTCGCCCCCGAGGAACTGGCCCGCGTGGCCGATGACCTGCGCGAGTCGATGCGGAGGATGGCGAAGTGATCGCGGGCGGCCTTGAGATCCAGCTGTTCGCCGGCCTTGCCCGTCTGCACAAGGACATGCAAGACGCTAAGCGCATGGTCTCGCAGACGATGGGCGAGGTGGGGGCGCTCGCGCAGCGCGCAAGCACCGCTCTCGGGGCTATCGGCGTTGGTGTGAGCGTCGCTGGGCTGCTCACCCTCACGAAGAGGACCATAGACGCCGTCGACGCGCTGAACGACCTCAACAAATCGACCGCCATCGGCGTGCGAGACCTCGCCGGGCTTGGATATGCCGCGCAGGTATCGGGCTCCAATATCGCCGGCGCGGCGGCGGCGATCAACAAGCTCTCGCAGAACATCGGCAAGGACGCGGAGAAATATCGCGCTCTAGGGATCACCGCGAAGGAGCCAATCGAGGCTTTCAAGCAGCTTTCTGATCTCTTCAACTCCATCGAGGATCCGCAGCTTCGCGCGGCGCTCGGCGCTGAGGCTCTCGGCAAGGGGTGGAGCGCCGCCGCCCCGCTGCTGGCAGAGGGTGGAAAGCGTATCGGCGAGCTGGTGGAAAGGGGCGCCACCCTGTCAGGCGTTACAGAGGAGATGGCGCAACAGGCGGATGAGTTCAACGACAAGCTCGCCGAGCTCGCCGGCACTGGGGCGGTGATGAACCGCGTTATCGGCCCGATGCTCCCGCTGCTGATCGGCGCCGTGAATGGGCTGCTCGATGCTCGCGATGCGGCTACGCAGGCCAATGTCGGATTCAATCCGTTCGTTGAGACCCTGCGCGTGCTGATCGTCGTTGCGGGGAATGTCGGGTACGTGCTCAAGACTGTGGCGACGGAGGCCGGCGGCATCGCGGCTCAAGTGAGCGCGATGCTGAGTGGCGACTTCGAGCGAGTCGCCAGCATCGGCTCCATGATGAACGTCGATGCCATCAAGGCGCGGCAGGCGTTTGACGAGTGGGAGCGCGGAATCATGGGCATGGGCTCGGCCGCGGCCAGCGCTGAGCCGAAGATGCGCGCGCTCGGAGAGGCAGAGCGAAAGGCCGCGGAAGCGAGGGCGCGCGCTTTCGTCGCTCAAGAGGAGATGGCTAAGCGCGCGCGCGAGGAAACGCAGCGCCGATACGAAATGGCGAAGGCCGAGCTCGACGCCGAGGAGATGTTCGCCCGCGACTACGCAGAGGCGTGGAAGTGGGCCGATCACTACCGCACCGAGGAGGAGAAGAAGGAATCGAAGCTGCGGCAGGAGATCGCGCAGGCCGAGATGGACGCGCGCGAGATGGCGCTCGACGACTTCATCGGCGCGTGGAAGGCCTATGACGAGTACGTGAGGAAGCAGGACAAGCAGCGGCTCGACGAGGCGCAGCAGCAGTACGGCGGGTTCATCAACGGGATCGAGAGCGCCTTCCGTGACGGCTGGAATCACATCGGCGAGTCGTGGAAGGACGCGCTCGGCGTGATGAAGAACGCATTCAAGCGGATCCTGCTCGACTTCATCTACCAGTCGCTCGCGAAGCCGTTCGTTCTGAACCTGCTGGTGTCGCTCGGCAACGCGACGGGGCTGGGCGGGCTTACCACTGCCGCGACGGCGGCTGGCGGCGGCGGCGGAATCGGGAGCATCATCTCCGGGATGAGCGCCCTCATGCCGAGCGGCGCCATCGGCACGGCCTTCAGCAACATCGCGCAGATGGTGTCGGGTGCGCTCGGGCTCTCCGGCTCCGTGGGCTCGATGATCGGCTCCGTGGCGTCGTTCCTGCCCGGCATCGGTACCGCGATTGCGGTGGCCTCGATGCTCTACCAGGCGTTCAACGACGGCCCGGAGAATCCGAACCTGCGCATCTTCCAGGGGCAGGGCGGCTCGGGTCTCTTCGGTGGCATCCGGACGGAGGGGAACTACTCCTGGGACAACACGGGCATCAACGCTTACATCGGCGGGCTCGACGCTCGCCTCGCGCGCATCCTCGGTCCGGCCGGGACGGCAGCGGCCACGGCCGGCCTCTCGGCCTACACGCAGGCGGGGCTCCGCAGCGACGGCCAGCCGGCGCAGTTCGCCTTTCCCGAGGGCGACGCGACCGCCGCCGAGCAGCTCGCCCGCGAGGTCCTCCAGTCGCGCTACGGGATCATCTTCCAGCAGATCGACTCGACGATCGCCGAGACGATCCGCACCTGGTCGGGCACCTCCACCGAGCTGCAGACCTACATCGAGACCGCGCTCGGCGTGGTCGAGGCGCTCGGCGGGCTCAACATCCGCGGACTCAACATCACCACGCTGCAGGGCATGGCCCGCGAGGGCGAGACGCTCGCGCAGGTGTTCCAGCGGGTGGCCGGCACGTGGCAGTGGTTCACCGACAACTTCACCAGCGACGCGGTGCGGCTGGAGCGCGCGCAGCAGCAACTCGCCGACGGCTTCGCCGCTCTCGGGATGGACATCCCGGACGGCGTGGACGCCTTCCGCGAGCTGGTCGAGTCGCTCGACGTGACCGACCCGCGCTGGCAAGGGCTGATGGACCTTGCGCCCGCCTTCCTGCTGGTGACGCAGAACGCCACCGCCGCGACCGAGGCCACCGACGACCTCGCCGACGCGCTCGAGCGCCAGGCCGAGATCCAGCGCCAGATCGAGGAGAGCGTGCGCAACTCGCGCGAGAGCCAGCTCGCCGCGATCGTTGGCGCCCGCGGCGGACTCGCGAACTTCCTGAACGGCACCGCGCTGGGCGGGCTCTCGCCGATGACCCCGCAGGAGAAGCTCGCGGAGGCGAGGCGGCAGTACGAGGAGATTCTCCGCGCGGCAATGGCCGGCGACCTCGGCGCCGCGGGGCGCCTGGGCGGAGCGGCCGAGACCTACCTGCAGATCGCCCGCGAGATGTTCGCGAGCGGCTCCGGCTACGTCTCCATCTACGACGAGGTGATGGGGCAGGTGCGCGGCGTGGACCAGCGCCTCGCGATCGACGAGCAGATCCTCCGCGCGACGCTCGGGATGGCGACCGACATCGCGGCGCAGACGGAGATCCTGATCGAGGTGAAGTCGCTCCTCATCGACATCCGCGACAAGGGGCCCGCCGTCGTGGCGGGTGACACGAAGCCGCGATGAACGACGCCGACTTCCTGCGCTGGCTCAAGGACCGCCGCAAGAAGCGCGTCGTGCTGGCCGAGATTGCGCTGGGCTACGAGACGGGCGGCGCGATGACGGCGGGGACGGTCTACCTGTCGAGCGGCCGCTACGTGACGCGGCCCACCGACTCGGTGCCCAACCGCAGGTATCACGCGGCCATCGCGCGCATGAGCGCGTTCGGCTCCGGCCTGGACCCCGCGACCCTCGCGCTCGCAGCGCGCGTCCCGGTCACCTCGATCGAGCTGGACAACCCCGACGGCCGGCTCGACTGGCTGCTCGATGTGGTGATCGACGGTCGGGCCATCACCTTCTGGGTGGGCGACGAGGAGTGGCCGCGGGGGTGGTTCCGACAGGTGGTGGAGGGCGTGGTGCGCCGCGTGCGCGGCGGTGGCGAGCGGATCGTGATCGAGGTGGCCGACCGGCGCCTGTCGCTCGACGTGGCGGTGCTGGGCAAGCCCATCTCGTCCGGGCCGGAGGTGGGCAGGTTGAAGCCCCTCGTCTACGGCGTGGCCTACAACCTGTCGCTGCGGTGCCTCTCCGAGACGGACAACGAGTACCAGGCGCTGCACAACTACACCGCGTCGAGCTCCGTGCGCGAGGTGCGGGACGCCGGTATCTCGCTCGGCGCCACGACCGACGCGGCGCTCTTCTCCGGCGACAACACGGCGATCACCGCGAACGCCGGCACGGACACGATCACGCGCCTGGCGCACGGGCTCGCGGCCAACGACGTGGTGCTCATCTCCACGACCGGCACCGTCTTCGCGGGCCTCACCGCGGATACGCGCTACTGGGTGATCTCCGCGGGCCTCACGACGGACGACTTCCGACTGTCGCTCACGCGGGGCGGCGGCGCGGTCGACATCACCGGCACCGCCTTCGCCGGCACCATGAGCGTCAAGCGGTTCCGCTACATGGACAACTGCGCGGTCGACGGCACGATCCAGCTCTCGACCACGCCGGTGGGCCAGGTCACGGCGGACGTGTGGGAGCGCTCGCAGGGCGGCTACGAGCCCTTCGACCTCGCGCAGGCGCTGATCGAGTTCTGGCGCCCGGACCTCGCGAGCGCGATCGACACCGACACCTTCACCGCCGCCAACGTGGCACTGCGGGCGCGCTACGACGGCAAGTACGCCTTCTGCGGGCTCGCGGTGGAGGACCGCGCGAACCTGCTGGAGATCCTCGCCGAGCTGCTGGTGCCGTTCGGCGGGTGGGTCGGGCCGGACTTCGACGGCGTGATCCGCGCGGGCCTGGTCGCGCCGGCGGACATCGCGAGCGAGACCGCGACCCGCGAGCTCGCCCCCGGCGCGGTCCTCGCCGAGCCGGAGTGGGAGAACCAGCCGGTGGCCTTCGGTGGCGCGACGGTCGCGAGCCGGCGCAACTGGACGGTGCAGGCCGACGGGCTCGCCACGAGCCTCACCGAGGACGAGCGCGCGCTCTTCATCCGGCCGGACCGGCTGCAGGTGTCAGTGGGCGCGACCTTCGACGCGCCGAGCAGCTCCTACGCCGGGAGCTGGTGGGCCCACCACGACGGCGCGTTCCTCGCGCGTTCGTTCCGCTCGCTGCACGGCGTGGAGTCGAGCCTGCCGGTCTCCGTGGTCGGCTCCGAGGTGGCCCGCGAGCTCGTGGCCGACCAGGCGCCGTGGCGCCGCGTGGTGCGCGTGCGGGTCGGGCTCGAGGCATACGAGTGGCTGCTCGGCGAGGTCGTGCGGTTCACCTACCCGCGCTACGGGTGCGATGCCGGCGTGAACTTCCGCGTCATCGACAAGGAGATCGACCTCCTGGCTGGCGAGGTCGCGCTGACTCTGCTCGCGCAGCTCACCCCCGACTACACGACGAGCGACTACCCATGAGCGCCCGCCTCTCGGTGAAAAACTTCGTGGACGACGCGACGATCTTCGTCGTGCCGGACGCCGTTTCCACGCTCCCGATCACCAACCTCCAGACCCCGCAGCGCGACGACATCTGGCGCTCGTCCTCCATCGCTTCCCAGGTCATCATCGGCCACTGGAACGGCTCCGGCCGGAAGGCGAACTGCCTCGGGCTCTTCCGCCACAACGGGCACGGCGGGCAGATCCGCATCGTGCTCTACCAGGACACCGGGCTCACGACGATCGCCTACGACTCCGGCCTGGTCGACTTCTTCGACGTGGTGCCGCTGGGCTCCTTCGATTGGGGCGTGGATCCGCTCGGGCTCGGCCCCTCCGATCCGTTCGGCGCCGAGGCGTCCTTCGTCCACTACTTCACCGAGACCGCCTTCGCGGCCTTCGCGGTGGTGCTCTACGGCTTCGGGGGCTCTGGCTCGCCGTACTGGCAAGCCTCCCGGCTGTGGCTCGGGAAATACTTCGAGTTCGCCTACAACGCGACCGACGTATCGCTGCGCCCCGCCGAGGCCACAACGCAGCGTCGCTCGCGCGGCGGGAGCCTTCGCGCCAACCGCGGCGAGCGCTGGCACGAGATGGACCTCAACTTCGGCTTCATCACCGAAGACGACCGCCCGATCGTGCTCGACGCGCTCAAGCAGGCCGGGCTCGGCAATGACGTGCTGCTGTCGGTGTTTCCGACGGCGACGGATCGCAAGGCGCGCGACTACACGATCAACGGCCACCTCGCGAGCCTGGAGCCCTTGCAGTGGATCGAGACCCGGCGCACGGGCCGCATCACCATCACGGAGAACTAGAAGATGACCGCCAACCCCGCCTTCTTCGTCAACGACACCGACTACCTCGCGAAGCTGAACGGCCTTTTCGAGCCGAACGCCGCCTTCAACGCCGCCATGCAGGTGGCCAGGCGCGCGACGGCGAGCCTGTCGACCAGCTACCAGTTCGGGTCCGTCGAGGGCTACGCGGTCAAGGCCGGCGGCACCGTGGGCGCCGGGACGATCACGCAAGACACCGCCGCGACCATCGGCCGCGCGGGCTACGCGCTGCACGTCTCCGGCGCCACGCTCACCGGCTCGGGCGAGATCTACGTACGCCACCGGATCGAAAGCCGGGACGCGAAGGCGTTCAAGAACCAGACCGCGAGCTTCGCGTGCACCGTCCTGCACGACGTGGGCTCGGCCGTCACCTACACGATCACGGTCAGGAAGCCGACCGTCGCCAACGACTTCACGAGCGTGACCGACATCGGCAACAACGGCGGCGCGAGTGTCGCGAGCGGCACCTCGACGCAGGTGCAGTACGAGAGTGTCGCGATGGGCGACTGCTCGAACGGGATCGAGATCGAGATCAAGGCGGCGTGCGGCGCGATCACGACGAAGAACTTCCGCTTCACCGAGATGATCGCGCGCCCCATCGCGATCGTGCTGCCGTTCACCGCGCGCTCGATGGCCGAGGAGCTCGTGCGCTGCAACCGGCGATTCCTCACGAGCTTCAACGGGATCGCGCCGGCCACCAACGCGGGCACCTCGCACGCCTCCTTCGCCGATTCCTCTGGCGGGAACTTCGCCATCGTGGTCGACAAGATCCTCGACGCGCCGATGGTGAAGGCCCCGACGGTCACGATCTACAACCCGAGCGCGGCGGCGAACTCGATCCGCAACGCGACCGCGGCGGCGAACGTGGCCGCAAGTTCGAGCGGATCCACCGCGCAGAAGATCATGGTCTTCGCGAACTCGGCGGCCACGACGGCCGGCGACCAGCTGCAGGCCGCCTGGACGGCCGACGCGGAGCTGTAGGCGATGGGCACGCTGGAGATGTGGATCATCGGCGGGCTGGTCGCGGCGGTCGGCGTGCTCGTGCAGTGGTGGATGAAGAGGATCGAGGCCGACATCGCGAGCGGCCGGAAGGCGACCGAGGCGAAGCTGGAGGCTATCCGCCGGGAGGCCACCGACCAGATCAACGGAATCGGCCAGCGGCTCTACGCGCACGAGATCAAGGTCGCTGCCGACTACGTGAGCTACCCGAGGCTCACCGAGGCGCTGCGCCCGTTCACCGAGGCCCTGAGCCAGATCAACGCGGCGCAGGAGCGCATCTTCGCGCGTCTGGACGGCAAGCAGGACAAGCCGGGGCACGACTGATGCAGCCCCTTACCGACGCGCTGCTGTGGCTGGAGGCCCGCGCCGAGAGCGCGATGGCGGCGGTGATCGGCTGCGGCATCGGCCTGTTCGCGGGCTTCACGCTCGGGTGGAAGCTCTTCACGTGACCCGCTCCGACCTGCGCGCCGCTCTCGCGCACCCGAACGTCGCCGCGTTCCTTGCGGTGATCGACCGGGGCGAGCACGGGCCGCACGCGGAGAGCGCCGACCGCTACCGGACGCTCTACGGCGGCCAGCTATTCGACGCGCCCCCGTGGGATCACCCGCGCCGAAAGGTCACGGCCGGGCGCTGGACCTCGACCGCCGCCGGCCGGGGCCAGTTCCTCGCCGCCACGTGGGATGCGCTCGTGGCGCGCTACCAGTTCCCAGACTTCTCGCCGGAGTGCCAAGACGAGGCGATGGTCGCGCTCATCCACGGCCGCAAGGCGCTCGCGGACGTGCTGGCCGGGCGCTTCGAGGAGGCGATCGGCAAGTGCGCGCGCGAGTGGGCGAGCCTGCCCGGCAGCCCCTACGGACAGCCGACCCTCACGATGGACGAGGCGCGCGCGGTCTATCTCGAGCGCGGCGGCACCCTCTCCACGCAGGCGCCCGAGCCCGACTTCGACCCGGATTCCCTCGCGACCGAGCACTACGAGGGGCCGGAACCTTACCGCTACACCCCGCAGGAGCCCCGCAAATCCACGCAGGAGACCGCCATGCCGCTACCGCTTGCCCCCATCGCCATCGCCGCCGCGCAGGCCTTCCTGCCGCGATTGCTGGACCTCATCCCCGCCCTCGGTGCCGCGTTCGGCTCCGGGAGCGAAGTGCAGAAGCGCAACGTCGCCGCCGCCACGATGGTCGCCGACGCGGTGACCAAGACGCTCGGCGAGCCCAACCTGCAGGCGGCCATCGAACGCATGGAGGCCGACCCCGGGGCGCTGGCGCAGGCGCGCGAGGCGGTGACCTCGATCCTGCCGACGCTGGTGGAGGCCGGCGGGGGCGGGCTGGATGGCGCCCGCAAGGCCGCCGAGAGCCAGTCCGGCGACTGGCGAAAGCTCGTGTTCTCGCTGCCATTCGTGGGCCTGCTCGCGTTCCTCCCGACCATCTGGGCCGTGGTCGCTGGCGCGGTGTTTAAGGCCCCGTGGCTGCTGGAGATGGAGGCGCAGCTGCGCGGCACCGTAATCGGCTTCGTGATGGGCACGATTGCCGGCGGGATCGTGATGTACGTCTACGGCGCCAGCATGACGAAGCGCGCTGACGGGAGGCCCCAATGAAGGCGATCCTCGTCGACGACATCATGGCCGCGATGGACGCCGGTCAGCGCGGGGCGTTCAAGTTCTGGACGCGGGGAGACCGACCTGACATCGCGGAGAGCGCGGAAGGGAGCGCCGGGGCCGAGGACGGGCTCAACTTCGTGTGCCCGGGTTGCGGCGCAATGGGCGGCGTCAACTTCAGCCCGCGTGGCTGGACGTGGGACGGAAACCGCGAGGCTCCGACCTGCACGCCGAGCATCCTGCACGACGTGGGCACCTGCGGCTGGCACGGCTACCTAACCGCCGGCGAGTTTCGGGCCTGCTGACCAACATCAACCGACAGGAGTAACGCAATGAACCTCGAACGCGCCAAGCAGCTCGCCACCGAACTCCTCGCCGCCCTGAACGACGCCCCGGCTGAGCCGCCGCCGGCCGACCCCGAGGCCCCCTTCGGCCGGAACCTCGCCGGGGAGCCCAACTTCGCCCCGGGCTGGTACGCCTGCACTTCGATGCGGCAGGCTGCGGAGGCGGCTGGAGTGGCCAACTTCTCAGTCCTCATCGGGGGCGGGATCAAGCAGGGGGCCGCGCAGCTGTATCAGGACTTCCGGCCCGACCTCCTCCTCATCGAGAAGGTGATCGTGAACCTCGGCAAGTCGCCGTGGGGTCAGGACTGGCTGTCCGACCCGGAGAATCGCGCCGTGACCGCGGCTTCCTACGTGCGCATGTTCGGCTTCAAGCCAGTCACCCGCCAGAACGACGGGACGCTGGTCGAGGTGGAGTGATGCGGCCCCGGATGCCGGCGGCGCGCAAGCTCCTGCCGCCGCTGGCGCCGCTCTCCGTGCTGGCCGAGGACTTCTCCCGGCTGGTGCGGCGGCGCCGGACGCGGACACGTGTGCGATCCGGCGCGGTGAGCGTGCTCCAGTAGCGCCCCGCCGGCCGCAATCCAGGGCCGTGGCGGGGCGATCGCCCTGTGGCGGCTACCGTGGGCCGCGCGAGGCGCTCTTCGCGCCCCTACGGCCCCGCCCGGTGGATCATGACCACCGTCACCCGCGGGTCGTGGTTCACCACCGCCGGCCCGGTCGCGTCATAGCGCAGGCGCCAGCAGGTCGGCCCGTCCGCGGCCATCGGCGCGCTCGAGGCGAAGGTCGTCCACTCGCCCGGCCTCGCGCGCCACTCCATCATGTGCACGACATCCCCGCCGGAGCTCTCCAGCCACAGCCGGCCCGCGGCCGCCTCGCCCGGGACGAAGCCCAGGCGCATCGTCACCACGTAGACGCCGGGCGTGGTCGCGCAGAGGTGCTGCTCGTGCGGCGCCGGGGGCGCCGGGACGGCCAGACGCGTCTCGAGGCCCACGGCCTCGCGCTTGGGGGCCATGAGCGGCCAGGCGTGGTCGAGGCCCGGCTGCAGGGCGGTGGCGGCGGCGAAAAGCCAGGTGGCGAGGGTCATGTGCGGGCTCCGTGTCGTGTTGGCGGCCGCCGATGCCGGCGGACCGTGAAGGCGGGCCCCTCGGCGAAGATCGCCGGGATACCGCCGGCTCGCCGTGGGGACGCCACATTATCCCGGGCAAGGAAGAGCCGGTAGACCACCCGGCCCTGCCTTGTCACCGGGTCCAGCTCCACGCGGCTCAACCAGCCGCGCAGGGCGTCTTTCAGGGCCTCCCGGGGTAGCGCGGCGAGGCTCCCAGCCATCCCGGCGAGCAGCTGCGCCACGTCCGCCTCGGTGATGGCCGTCACCACCCTGGCGTCGGCCAGCGCCGCCTCGGCCCGGGCCACCTCGTCGGCCGCCGTCCGCCGCTCCCCCTCGAGTTCCTCCAGCCGCCGCAGCAGCGGGGCCGGCTCGGTCGTCTCGCCCAGCAGCGCCGTGAGGCGCCGGATCCGCGCCTCCACGCCGGCGAGGGCCTCCCGGGCCGCGACCAGCCCGCGGGCGTCCCGGAGCGACTCCTGCAGCGCCCGGACCTCGCGCGTGAAGGCGGCGATCACCTCGCGCCGGGCGAAGTCGGCCGCGAGCTGCTCGAGCACGGCCGCCTCCAGCTCCTCGGCCCGGATGTGCCCGCCGGCGGTGGCGTAGTTCCCGCGGTCGCCGTGCCACGCGGCGCCGGCCGGCGTCACCAGGAGCCCGGAGAGCAGGTAGCCGGCCCCGCGATGCCGGGTGCGCTCTCGGGCGCCGCTGGCCGCCTCCAGCCGCGCGAGGATCGCCTCGGCCTCGGCCTCCGAGATCAAGGCCTCGTGGGTGCCCCTGTGGATAACCCACTCCGACCGCGGGCGCCGCGAGCCGGCCGCCTGCTGGTCCTTCGCCCGGCGCATGTTCCAGACCGTGTGCCCGGCGTAGGTGAGGGCGTTCCACTCCACGTCGACCAGCGTCGACCTGGAGACCTCGAGGCCCACCTGCGCGGCCGCCCGGGTGCCGTGCTGGCCGTCGGCGCGCGCCCGGAGGTAGGCGGCGACCCGCGGCGCGGAGGCATCCGGGACCAGTCGGGACTTCATCACGGGCGCGCCGTCGCGGATCGTGCCGGTCGTGACCCGCTCGAGCCGGTAGCCCATCGGCGCCCGGCCACCGGCCCGGAACCCACGGCGCACGTTCTCGGCCATGCCCGCGAGGCCTTTCTCCCGGCTCATTAGGCTATGCACCTCGTCCATCGCTTGCAGGACGGATTCGAGGATCACCGCCGAGATCGGATCGACCTCCGGCACCTTCGCGTAGAGGATCGAGACGCCCAGCTTCTTCGCCTCGTGGCCGAGGGCTTGCGCGATGTAGCGGCGGCGGGCGATGCGGCTGGTGTCGAGGGCGAGGATCACCGACCACGCGCGGCCGCGGGCCTTGAGGTCGACGAGCAGGCGCTGGAATCCGGCGCGGTCCCCGTCCTTGCCGCTCTCTACGGCGTCGGCGTACTCACCGACTATCGGCAGGCTCTTCGCCTGGGCGAGCAGCTCCAGCTCGCGGCGCTGCGCGGCGATCGACAGGTCGTGGCGATCCTTGCTCGATCGGAGGTACAGGACTGCGGCTCGCATGGAACAGCTCCAGCAGGAAGTGCGCCCCGGCCCGCGCGACCGCCTCGGGGTCAGGGGCGTTGGCGCTGGTGATGATGGGCCGAAGCCGGGGCTCGCGCAAGGCTAGGCCGATTCCTCGCGGAGCCAGCGGATCACTCGACGCGCTCCCCGGTGATGGTCTTGCCGTCCTCGGAGATTTCGAGGCGGTATTGCACAGGCCTGTCGCCGACGAAATTGGTGCGGAAGTCGCGGACTTCATATGCGCCATTCTCGGCGCTGTGAACGATCAGCCACAGCACCGTAGGCTGCGGGATGTTCTCGACTTCTGCATGCCAGTCGATATTTGCGCGACCATCCAGCGTGTAACTACACGGACCGTCGTGATACTCCCACCACACGGCCACCGGGTATTCACCCGGCCCGTCCGTGCACAGCACGCGCCCGAGTTGGTGTATGCCAATGCGCCGCACCGGCTTCGTCCAGTCGATCATTTCGCCTCCCATCGTGAATAGGGTTTGTGCCACCAGCCTTCGCAATGCTTGATTTCGTGTTCCCACAAGGTCAGCCCGTCACCTGACATTTCTCGCTTCGCCTGCCACTCCGTGCGGTCGCTGTGGACGCGGCACATCTCAGGCGTCACATACGCACAGGCTCCGAGCGTTGGCGACTTGGCTGGAGTAGTCGCGCAGATCAGGAACATTTCATCTCGCGTGACCTGTTTCCACTCGTAGGCTTTCGATGGCGACCCCGCTCGCACCCACTCGTATTCGCTCGCGCACCCGCCCAGCGCGATGTATAGCGCCATGAGCGCGATGGCGAGGAGGAGGAGGTGCTTGCGGTCGCGGGTGGTCATCGCGGGAACTCCCTCACGCGCTGTAGCCACTCGGCCATCGGGACGATGCTCTCGCCGTCGCACCACCCGCCGACGAGCTGAGACAAGTGAGCGAGGCGCCCCGTCTGTTCTAGGGTGATGCGCCCCATGCCCCACTTGCCGTCGTCGTTCTCGTCAGCGATCGCCTTCCAGAGCCGCCACTCGGTGCCGCTCATCCACCCCGCCGCCCAGCACTCCTCGCTGATCTCGCTCATGAGGCGAGGGAGCTCCTTGGCGGCCATGTCGCGCAGCTCTTCCGCCAGGCGCTTCCGGTCCTCGATCTGCATGCCGATCTGGTCGCAGGCGTTCGCGATCCACATGCGCGCGATGAGGAGCTCGGCGCCATCCCCAGACGCGGAGCCGTCCGAGTGCGGCCAGAACTCGCATTCCATGGCATTCGGGCAAAGCGCGGCCATCGCGCCGGTGGTGATCTCAAGGCCGCACCGATCGCAGCGCGGCGGCTCGCCGGGGACCGTGGGGATCGTCTCGCTCATGACTTCCTCGCGGCGTCGATGGCGGCAGCGTGGCACTTAGCTGCCGATAAAAGGTCGGCCAGAAGCCGCGATATTTCTGGCTGGCCTGATGGCCTCTGGATGGAGTAAATCGACGCCTCAAGAAAAACAAGGAACTTCTTGGCGACTTCCCGCAGCCTCTCGCACTCGGCCCTCGCCTCGGCCAGTTCGCGCTCCTTCGCGTCCCACGCTCTATCGAATCCAGCGCGGAAGGCCTTGCGCTGCATCGCGCCATCGTCAATGGGACGAGCCTTGAAGTAACGCTCCTCGGCGTCGTTTACCGCCGCCTCACGCAGCGCAAATTCCCGTTCTCGCGCGTCGCTCATTTCTCGTCCTTCGGGAAGTCGCGGCGGTAGGCGGCGAGCGCAGTCGCCAGCGAAACATAATTACCGCCCTTGTCGTGGCTATTCGCCATCGCCTCCGCGTGTTCCTTGAGCTTGGCGTACCGCTCCATAAGGTCGGCGTGGGCGCGGAGTTGGGCGATAACCCACTCGTTGTCCCAACAATCACCGTCGTGCGGCGGCGCTCCGGCAACCCTGCGAAGCTCTTCCGGGTCGTAGCTCACTCCCTCGCCCTCCTCTCGATTGCCGCGATTGCCTCCGCGCTCACGCGGCCTTCCCCATCTCGGGCAGCTCGGCGGGCACCAGCGTGATCTCGACGCCGGTCTCCTGGAGCTGGTACAGCTTCGCCACCTGCTCGGGCGTCGGCCGGCACTGCACGCGGAAGCCGACCACCACCGTGCCGCCGTCCATCGGCGTGAGCTTGAAGGCGTTCACCTTGCAGTCCTCCAGCATCATCGGCTTGCCGGGGCCGTAGCCGACGTGCAGGGTCGCGCCGGTCATCTCCTCGTCGCGGGCGAGCGGGTATTGCATGTGCGGGTCGCGCAGCCGCACGCCGTCGGCGAGATCCTTCGGGCCGTTCTCGTCGAAGAGGAACGAGCGCAGCGTGGGCGAGAAGTGCGCGAGCACGTCGGAATCGCGGTTGCATGAGAGCTTGAGGTCGGCGGCGGGCACCTTGTCGGGCCCGGCCTTCTCGGTGCGCAGGTTCAGCGATTCGAGCGTGGCCGTGGCCTTCGAGAGTTCGAGCTGGAGCATGGGTGGTCCTTTCGTGATGGGAATGGTTACGCCGCCTTCGTGTGCGCGCCGATCCACTTGAGCGCGCGGTCGTAGGCGGACGCCTTGATCTGCGAGAGCCGATCCACCTTCGCGGCGGCGGCGAGCCGCGCGACCGGGATGCCGGCGTCCTGGCACATCGTCTCCAGCGTGAGCGCCTGGTCTGCCGTGATGAGCGGCGCGTCGTCGGAGGGCGCATCCTTCGCGCCGCTGGCCCACTCCGCGATCGCGCGGCCGCTCTCCTCCGTGATCGGGCGATCCAGCGGGAAGAGCGCGCGGTGCTGCTCCTGCAGCTTCATCGGCACCGGGATGCCCGGCTTCTCGGCCATGAGCAGGAAGGAGGCCGTCAGCTCATAGGGCAGGTTCTTCTCGCAGATCGGGAGCCAGCCCTTGAAGCCGCCCGGGCCTTCCTTCGGCACGATCTTCGTCTTGCCGTCCTCCTTCACCATGTCGATCTTCTCCTCCGCGCGGAAGCAGAGGATCAGGTGGGCGCGCACCTGCAGCAGTCGCTGCACCATGTGCTTGTGCGACTGCTTCGGCTTCGACCAGGACAGCAGCTTCACCGCCTCGCGACCGCCCAGCCGCTGGTATTCCTCTTCCTGCCAGTCGAGGATGCCGCCGGTCCCGGCCCACTCGTGCGACATGGAATCCACCACGATCACCGGGTAGCCCGCGGAATCGGCGGCGGCGATGGCCTCCGCGTAGGTGTCCGGGCGGAACGGCGGCGCAAGGTCGCCGTGGTCGAACGCGAAGGCGTCCGCGTAGTGCTTCGCACGGCCCGCCTCGGTGTCGATCACCGCGAAGGGCTTGCCGCCAGCGATGCCGGACGCGAGCCGCATCGCCGTGTAGGTCTTGCCGCTGCCGGACGCGCCGGCCAGCCCGATCAGCAGCGATACGTTCTCCCGCACCGCCTTGCGAAACGTGAACCCGCTCATGCCTGCTTCTCCCACAGTTGCGAGATTTCGTAAGGGATGCCCGCCATCCGCTCCTCCTGCTCCATCGCGGCCCATTGCGCGGCCTCGTGGTAGTGGATGCGCGGCGAATAGGCGGGCCACGTGTCGGCCTTCATGCACCCGGCCCACGTCCTGATCGCCTGATCGACCATCTGCTCGGCGATGGCCGCGAGCGACGGCGCGCAGCCGTGGAACGTGCAGGCGTGCGGAGGCTCGATCTCCTGCGCGAGCAGGATGAAGGGCGCATCGCGGCCGGTCACCGCCTTCACGCCGCGCCGGTAGAACGCCGCCTGGAAGTGGTAGAGCATCCGCGCGATGTGCTTGCCGAAGTGCAGCGGCTCCGCGTCCGTGGTGGTCTTGTAGTCGAGCATCACGGAGTAGTCGCGCGCGAGCCAGTCGGGGCGGCACCGGAGCCACGTGTCGCCCTCGCGCCAGATGATCGCCTGCTCCGCGTCCCCGTCTGCGAGCATGAGGCCCGACAGGTCAGGGCACCGCGCGATGGCGCGCTCGGCGATCTTCGCCATCACCGTCACCGCCGCGTGCTGCGCGCGCAGGACGGGATGCAGCCCAGCGGCGCGGGCGGCGTCCCGCTGGTCCCGCGCCGCCATCGTCCGGTAGTTCTCCGCGTCGATCACCGCCATCCTGTCCGCGCCCTCGAGCAGCAGCGCGTGCGCGGCGCTGCCCAGGTCAAACTCGGCGCGCTCCTCCGGCTGGTGCGCCGGGTTCAGGCGCGGGTGCGCGTGCCAGGCGTGCAGCGGCGAGCGCATCACGATGATGCTGGCGACCGACGAGGAGAGCGACGGCACCGCGCACGGGTCGGCGTGGTAGGCGTCCGCTCCGAGCGTGTAGACGCCGGGCGAGTCGATCACTCGCCCGCCTCCGCGCCGGCCGTCTCGACCTCGATGCCGTCCTTCGTCGCGGCGATCAACTGCTCGGGGATGGCGACCGCGCATCCGAGCGTGCGCCGCGCGTAGTGGGCGAGCGCCTGCGCCTTCGTGGTCGCGGAGACGAGGGCGAAGACCTCGCCCGTCTCGATTTCGGTGATGCTGTAGATGCGCTTCTCGGCCATGCCGTGATCTCCTGTGGTGCTCGTTGTAGTGGTGCTGCTCTCGTGAAATCGCTCCCCAGCGGAGCCAGTCCGATGGCGCACTGGGGGCCGATCTCTCGGCGTTGCGTCTTCCCGTTCCTCCTTCACTTAGGCCGGACCGCGCGCCGGCTCTCGCGTCAATCCTTCGGGTCGTGGGCCACCAGCGCGCAGGCGATGGCGCAGGCGGCGATGTAGAACAGCAGGGCGATGGCGAGGATCACTTCGCCGCCCTCCGCTTTGCGAATGACGCCCGTACCGCTGCGATCCGCCGTTCCTTGAACTCCGGGTCGGCGTGGAGCGCCTTCATCCGCGCGCTGGCAGCCTTCGAGACCTTCGCCTTGAACTCCGGGTCGGCGTTGAGCGCCTTCATCCGCGCGCTGGTCTTCGCCTTGAACTCCGGGTCGGCGTGGAGCGCCTTCATCCGCGCGCTGGCAGCCTTCGAGACCTTCGCCTTGAACTCCGGGTCGGCGTGGAGCGCCTTCATCCGC